GTTCAACGATGTAAAACTTCTGTAGGTCGTCCTCACCTAAGTCAGCTACAAAGTCAACCGTTAGGAAGCCATTTATCGTGACGGCGTAGTCGTTGGGTGAGAAGTCTTCAACGTCTACAGCCCTACCGTCGGGCGTCATGATTTTTTGACCTGGGTATACTACAATATTATGATCTTGCAGGCCCATGCCTGACACCCTAATCAGCTTACCGACAGCGGCGTCTATCTCCTGCATATTTAGTATATTCGAGGTTTCCTCACCGTTGGGCCTGAAACCCGCCACTCTGAAGTCTGAGTTGAGTAGTTCTTTCTTAAAACTGTCGTACACCGCGTAGGCTTGTACGTTGCCGTGCGATGTGTACAGCTCGGAGTTTTCGTGTACAATGAACCTTTGAGTCATTTCGTACTCTCCTTTAGCTTAACTACTTATAATATTAAGTTCAAAAATACTTAACTTTACTGCTTCTACTCTTAGACATAAACTTGTTAAACACACCGTTGCTCTTAGCGGTTACCTCAAACGGTAGCTGCCAGCCCAGTGCGTTGTAAAAAGACTCAACTGGCTTAATAATTAGTCTTTCCTTCATCTTATCGTAGTCAACGTCAAGCTTACCCTCGATTAGCTGCCAGTACTGGCTTCCGTCCGGTACGGACAGCACGTACTCCTTCCTTTGGTTTAACTCACTATCACTCCATTTCTTAACGTATATGTACTTAACTTTACCGGTCTTAATCTTGTCAGTCTTTTTCTTAGCAAAGTAGTCGTTCCACACCCTGGCTCCCCTTATGTGAACGGGGAGGTTCTTGACGTATGAGTCGACGTTGTTCACCGATATGGGGAGAGCTATATCCTTTAGCTGGTACTCGTTCCTTAACCTCTCGCACTCTCGCACAACTATAGAGTCTACTCTGTCCTTACCATCAAGCTTTAGTATACTTAGCAAAACATTTTCTAAAAACGGTTTTAGCGCCTTCGGCGTGCTAGACCGTCTTAGGGATATACCGACGGACTTTAGCTTGTCTACCGGTACACCCTCGCTGAATATAATGTGTATGGCGTACGCTTTCTTCGCCACAAATATCCCCGTGTCGGCTAGCCACTCGTTCTTTATAGTCAAAAAATTATTAGACCTACTTACCCTATACTTGTAGAATATGTCTCTACACACCGAGTATATAGACTCGTTGATGTAGTCTTGACACTCCTTAGAGACAGCGGATATCTTCTTCAAAACTTCAGGGTCCCTCTCCGTTGGGTTGTAGTCTACCACGCCCTCGAGAGTAAATATGATTGAGTCGGTGTCGTTCGTTATAACATAGTCTTTTTCCTGGCTGGCTTGTGTCTTACCGTTTAGAAACTTATTCAGGAGGTAAGAACACGTTCTTATCAAGAGCTGGCCCGTAGTTGTAATACCCTCCGATATGTCTAAGTTGTACAGCCTGAAGCCCTCGTTAGCCGTAGCCCCGTAGACCGAGTTGTTGATGATTTTAACAGCCGTTTGGTAGACGTTGTACATGTTGTAGAGACTCTCGTTTCCCCGCTCTAAGTTGGCTAACATAAGCTTCTTATACTTTTCTCTCGACTGCATTATGTCGTCGATAACCTTAGCGATAATAGCATCATCTTTACTCTGGTCGACTATCAGCCCGTTTGGTAGTAGGCAAAAGTTGTTGTCTCTCAGCCATCTCTTAAGGACCCCTAAGTTCTCAAACTTGCTCGGAAAACCCTTGTCTGTGTACAAGTCGTAATACTCAACTTCCATGTCGATATACTCTCTCTCAACGGACTTTAAGTTTACAGTACTCTTACTCTCAATATCTTTAAGGAGCCTAACGTCGTACTGCAGGTACTTCGGTAGCAGCTCGTCTCTAACGTACTCTAGACTGTCGATATTTAGCGCTTTTGCTATAGTGTAAGCGACTAGCTGCTGGTAGCAGTCTACCCTGCCGACCAATGTTTCGGTAGACAGTAAAAACGTTTTAACTATTGACGGGTATAGGGACTTAAAGTCTAGGTCAGACACCCACTTGAACAGTCCCTTAAGCGGTGGCTTTACGTACGCTCCTAAGTACTTATCCTTCGAAGTGTGCTTTGGTTTTGATGGAAGCACGTAGTTCCAGCCGCTCTCCTCCCTACGCCTAACAGCCTCCATTAAGAGAAGGTTGTCTATAACTCGAGTCTCGTAAAATATGTCCTGAAAGTTAACCTTTGAGATGTTTCTTATCGTAACAGCTAAGTTTATTATCTTCAGCTTGTCTTCCAGCATTGTTAGCAAGCGTACGTCTTGAACGTTGTACTTGCAAAACTTAGTAAAATCACTTAAGTACAAGTCGGACGGGTCAACGTACTCTTCGTCACCCGCGCCGTTGATTAGCTTTGACTCGCCGAGTTCTTCCTCGGCGATGTACTTCAGCGCGTACGACGGTTTTTCGGTGTCGGTGTACTTCTTGTACAGCGTTAGCATGTCTACAACGTCTATACCTGGGATAACGTTGTCCATGTCTAAGTCTTGGTTGTTTTCAAGCGCGTACCTAACCTTTGAGCTAACGTAGTCAAACGGGCTTAACACTCTAAGCCCGTCTACACCGATGTAGTCGACTACCTTCCTACAGATGTACGGAATGTCAAACTTAGAATTCCAAGCGGTTACAATGTCCGGGTAGTTCTTCTTAACAAACTGTATAAACGAAACGAGTAGCGCTTTGGGACTGTCAAAGAGGTATACCTCTACCTCACCGTACTCCCTTACTTCCTTCTCAACTTTCGCCTGCGCGACTGATCGCTTGTTAGCTTCGTCTCTAGTTAGCAAAAACCACGAGTAAAACTTACTCGTGTAGTTGTCGTATACCGTTACGGCGTTTATGTCGGCTAGGTTGTTCTTAAAGCTAGGCATGTTCCCGTCGGTGACGTAAGTCTCAATGTCTAGGTAGAATATTCTCGGGGATATAGTCGACGGAAACTCTACGTTGTAGAACGAGTCACACACAAACCTCTGCTCGGGTGACACGTCCGCTTCCCCGTGCGGTAGGTTGGATGACTTGTAGAGTTCGTACGCTTCCTTAGGGCTAACGTACACTTTTACTAATTCTTCACCCGTGTTTAAGTGCTTGTAGACAGTATCGTTGACACCGTACCTACGGTATCTAGAAGACATAAAAATGTAGTGGTCGAAGGGAACTGAAGCGTAGTTAAGTCGGTGTGCCCCCCTCACCCTGTAGTACATGTCAATGCAGCGGTTCTTACTGTTATACTTTATCTTAGTAGGTAAAAAATTAATCTTTCTATGCGTCACTTTAGCCAGCTGTTAACTTCTAACCCCCCTTCAAACTTGCTCTTCTCAACACTCACTAAACTTCTAAAATTCTACTAAGACGACTGGCCTGCCACTCCTCCGCCTCACCCTTCGCTTTCTTAGCTACGGCTCGGGCATCTTCTATCTCTACGCTATTATCCGCTAGCGTGTCAGCTAGAACCGTAGCGTACACGGCGTTTCTAGCCGCTCTGGCGGTAAGCTTCGCGGCACTCACCGCGCTACCGTCAGTTAGCGAGGCAAACATGTCGCTTAGAGCTATTAACCGGCTGTGGTGGGAGTCAACCTCGCGCGTACACATTGCCTTAGACTTAACCGACCGGCTGAAAATATCATGCACCCACTGCCGGGTGTGGTCGTAGTTAATCTTGTGTACGTACGCTTTCCTACACGCAAACGCATTGGTTAGGAAGCGCGCCGCGTCTACCGCGCTGAACAGGTAAGCGTTGTCAGGGTACATTTTTTCGTACAGCGCAAGCACGTACTCCACACAGTCGGAGGCAAACTTTCGAGCCGCGTCCTCAGTCCAACCGGTGAGCAACGTACTCGTCACCGCAGTCAACCACCTCTTGACCAACCTCAGTTTTGAATATTCTAGGACCCAACCGGTTTAGTAGCTGTCTAGTATCGGCAACGTGGTACCCGTTTGAACACCCCTTTAACTCTCCGTCGGCTAGACTCATCCACTCACCGGGAGTCCAGCTGCCGTTTCTGCTAAGCGTGGGTAGAGACCACTTAACCGTGTCGCCGTGACACGAGTACCCTGACTCGTTGAGTACCTTGTAGAGGTTAACTTTCCTTTCCACAGCATTTCCTCCTTTGTTTAATGAAAAATATTTTCTATTACTATAACACTTTGACTTTTTTTCTCTCCTATTTTATTACCTACACTTATTATATCACATTTCTTTATAAAGTAAACTAGCAATCAACACAAAATATACTTAACACGCTTACATGATATTTTTCTACTAGCTATTTATTCATTTTTTTATATACTGTACACTACTATTATAACTCCCTCATGTACAAGTCACCCACGAAGTCAAACTGAGTGCCGTACGGCCACTCGTCAGGATCGTCGTAGTCACTTTTTCTCTCCGTTACCCTAAAGCTACTCTCCGCGACTACTACCGCTACAACAACGCCGCCCTCCGTAACCTCGTCTGGAATTCCGTCTGGGTCGTCTGAGTAGTCGTCAAGTATGTTTTGAGCCATTCTCATCGCATCTTCCTTACTGTCGGCTAAGTACTTACAGTTGTTAAATTTATCGTAGACAATCCACCTAACTCTTTTGTCTTCCATCTTACTCTCCTTTTTACTTATAGTTAATATACACCAACAACTTATTATCTATGATCTTTTCATTCAGACTAAATGCTTGCAAAATATAAATTAATAATATAGAAATACTGAGTGTATCAGAGTACCTGTGGAACACAGGGAATTTACGCCTGTGGAGACTTCGGAAGTCTGTAGTCGCTGAAGCAGGAAGACTACAACTTTTAAGTTGTAGTTAGTTCACCAAAATCTCTTTATTTTTTCTTATCTTTCTTTTTTATTTCTTCTAACTTTGTATTCTTCATACTTAAGCTCTTTGATTACTTCCCACGTGGGTTCATCCTCGTTGTATACTTCGCACCACGTGTTAAAGATGTCCTTTAACAGGGCGCGACACTCTTGTTCAGAAAAATTGCCGGCTGAACCAGCACTAACACAAACACTCATTATTTTGTCAAGTAGAAAATCTTTTTTTAAAACTAACTTTTTAAGTTCATCGACACTTAAATCCACCATTACTTTATCCTCCTTTTACTTTGTATATATTTGAAACCTATTCCTAACTAAAACCTAGTCTGTGAGTAATTTATCTTGGTTCTCCCTTACAGCCACTGCGGAGGCGTAGTCAGTCTCAAGCTGAGCGTAGTAATCAGCGTTAAAGCTAGTTATAAACTTGTATACTTCGATCTTACCCCTTTCCAAACCTTCCTGAATAATTCTAACAAACTCTTTAATTGCTTCTACAATGTTACTTTGAGTGTCCTCCGAACAGGGAGTGTCAAACAAGACGCGAATTTTTACTTTTCTCTCTCCGGTTGGATGGTTTATTAGTATACCTGAATCATTCATTACAGAGTAGCTAAACATGCAATCAACGTCAATAGAACAGTCGTTAATGTCTTCTCGCTTTGAATTAACAAAGTCCCTAAACTCGCTTAGCTTCATGTGTATGAGTTCTTCACGCTTCGCTAAGTTAGTCATCTTACGCCTCTTCTTTTAATTTTCTAACTATTCTCCACACGGAGTCGTATTCTCTCTCTACTTCACACCACACCGCGTCAATGTCTTTTAATACAGCGCGACACTCATACTCAGGAAAACCGCTGCCAGTAGGACTAGCGTTTAACGTGAACTGTTAGAATCTTATCTAACATGGAACCTAACTACAGTGTTACCTTTCTTAACTCCACAATATTCAAGTCAGACACTACACTACCTTTCTTCTTCTATTCTTCATTCCATTATTCACGTGTATATTATACCATACTGCTACTAAAAAGTAAACAGGCCGACACTACAACGTGTGTCGACCTGTACAGTACTTACTCAACAATCCTTTACGCGGTTTTAACTCGCTTTCTTCTATACCTTTCAGAACGGCTATTGGGTTTTAAATCAAACTGGCTACTCACCGGGGTTACCAACAGCTGGTGATCCTCGGGGTCATACTTCATGAACACTACGTCACCGGGGTTGACCCTCAAGGATTTTAAAATACCCGGTGGTAGAATAATCCTATTCATCGAGTCAACCTTTGCCGTAGCTTCCATTAAAACGCCCACCCCTCCACAGTTACTCGTGTGATAAATTATTTCTACTCACTAACAACTTCTACCTTTAACTTACCCCCACTGTCTAACTCACCACTGCTATAATTTAAGTCATCCGTGTTTGAATTCTGTTCTAGCGCCGTAGACCTGTAGTAGTCTATTACTTTATTTATCTGTTCTTGAAACTCATCTTGGCTAATGTACTCCTTCTCTACTAGTAGCCTAGCCAACGCTTCTAACCTAACGACAACTTGAAACACCGACACCTCAGTCTCGCTAAGCTGTGACTCTAGCACTGCCACTTTCTTGCCCAGCTGTCCTACTCCCTTAGCTTGAGTCGAACCGTTCTTAGACCTACTTCCCACACTTATCCCTCCCTAAATTCTACACCACTCATATTGGACATAATGGACACTAACGGTAACTATAATGGACATAATGGACACCGCGCTACCTCACTATATAGTGCACGTTGGGCACGAAGTACCAAAGTGCATAAACTCCTCGATAGACGGGCTCTCCTTAACCTCCTCACAGTCATCCTCTGCAAGCTTCCTGCTGTCGTACAGCGACAGGTAGTACTTGTTCAAGTCGGCGAGCATCTTGCTAGCCGCGTCTGGGATACTCTTAACAACGATCTCCTTTCCCCTTAAAGACTTGTAGAACCAAACCTCGGACCCAGCTATGTCGCTCAGCGTGCTGACTAAGTCCTCAATGTCTACTCCCGAGCGTAGGGCTAAGCTTATGACTCTACCCAGAGCCTCGGTTATGGACTTTAGGATACTCCCTGACTTACCTATCGAGATAAACGTTTCGAACATTCTCTTATCGTCGTCGAAGTTTGCCGTTATGTAGATTGAACCGTACGGGGAGCTACACTTCGTGGTTACTCCCTGCACGAACTGCGGCCGCGGCCTGACCCTCCCCTTCTGACCCCCTGACTCATCCCTGTCTATCTTCTTAATCGGTTGCCCGCTACGCGAACCGTCCCTGTATATCGTGACTCCCTTGATACCGTTGTCGAAACAGTACTCGTAAATTTTTCTAACGTCATCGACGGTTGACTCACTCGGCATGTTAACCGTCTTACTTATAGCGCT